TGGCATTTTTTAATCAGGAAGAGTTAAAACAAGCATTACAAGACGTAAATAATGCTCAAACATCTTTAAATCAGGCTGTAAGCCCATTAACTCAAAATCAATCAGACAAATTTTTATCTGATGGATTTACTGTACCTGCAGGGTATTCTGCTGATGGTACTGGATTGCCATACAATAAAGTCCCTACTTATGTAGATGGAAAATTACGACGCAATATTATTACTTGGTTTATTCCTGAATTTGGTACAGTAAGAATGTATGTAAATCCTAGCTCAATTCAATATACTTTTAAAAAAATAATTCAAAAACAATTAACTAAGGGTGGATATACTTTACAATATTGGGGAGAGGAGCTACCAACTTTACGTATTAGTGGCTCTACTGGCAGCTCTGGTATTGAAGGTATTAACGTGCTATATGAAATATATAGAGCAGAGCAATATGCTTTTGATACTACTGGATTAGTTATTGCGTCTAATAATGCTGCTGCTAATTTAACTTCTGACGCTTTTGGGGCTATTGGTAATGCCATTGGAAATGGAGTTGGACCATTATTATTTGGCGGAGTAAGTACAGGTTCTTCTGGAAATTCTGCTTTAAATGGAGGATTAATTGGCGGGGTATTTGGATTAAATAATCCTACTAGTTCTTTGGCAGCATCTAATTATACTAATCTTGCTCAATTAGCTTTTACTGTAGAAATGTACTATGACGGCTGGGTGTATAGAGGATATTTTAATGATTTTTCATTTACAGAATCTGCAGAAGATTTTCTCATGAAATATGACATTAATTTTACAGTAACACAAAGACGTGGATATAGAACCAATTACTTCCCTTGGTCCAGAAATCCTGCCAATGGACCCAGCCAATACAATACTCCTATGTCATTTTCTGGGTCAGTTAATTTTGGAGATGAATAAAAAATATGGCATTTTTACAAGCTCTTGCAGATCAATTACAATCTCAATTTTCTTTAGGAGAAAATAAAACTAATACTTTAGATTCTGTAGTAGATGGAAAGTATGTAAAGTATGGCGCTTTAGGAGATTTTGCGCAAAAAATTGATAAATCTGCAGAAAGAAGTTATGTAGAAGAAGGTTTCTTAAGAAAAGATTCTGCTAATATAGATACTAAGCAATTAGAAATTTTAATGCAGCAACCTACTGCTACTGTTCTATTAAAGAAAAGAATGTTTTCTGCTTTAGCAGAAAATTATAGACCTGAATACATGGATCAAGATGAGCGCTTGTATTTCAAGGCTATGAAAGTATTATTTTATAATAAATGTAATCAAATTTCTGCATTAGAAAAATTAGCTAAAATACAAAAAATTACTTCTATTATTGGTAGCGTTGATGAACAACTAATGCCATTGTTGTTTACTTTGTCAGACGCCATCACACCATCTACTTCTGTTATACAAGAAAGTCAAAATTTTCAAATTAGCGGAGGAAGCACTACAAGTAGCCCAGATTCTTTCAAAGAAGTAATGGGCAGATTAAGAAAATTATACGGCTTTAATAAATCTTCTCCTATAACTACTTGGATTACAGATAGCACTAATTTATTTCCTTCTCAATTTGGAGAAGGAACTGGTGTAATTGAAATTACTAATTTTACAGATTTTAATGTTAATAATAGCGTAAAAGGATCTGGAGATTTTAGCTTAACTATCGTAGATCCATACAATGCTATGACCATTACTGATTATGATATTGAAAAAGCACTCAGTGATGCTACTAGTGCTTTTAATAATTATAAAACTTTACAATTTGGTCAGCAAGGTGCAGATCAAGTTATTAGTGATTTGACATTTAGATTTTCTCAATTGCGACAGCAAAGAAAAGCTAGCCCTATTAGCTTTAGAATTAATCCTAATACATTGCTATCTAAAAGAGTTACTGCTATTATTGATAATTCTGGTACAGAGTTGCTTTTTGAATACAATCCATTTAATGAATCTGCTTTAACTTCTGGTTTGTCTGGAGATGGTACTAATGGAGTAAAAGTGACTGCTCCTTATTTAGAGGGCGGCGCTATTGCTGGATTTGATGGATTGTCTCAGATTAATATAAAAGTTTTTGCTAATGATACTTATTTTAAAATTAAAAAATCAGAAATATTTCCAGAATCAGAATTAGCATTATTTCAACAATTAGTACAAGCTATTTATACTAAGATTAATTTAGACGCTAGTGCTCAAAACTCTCTTCAACAAGGTAATCAGTTAACTAACTATGCTAGAAAAAAATTAAGATTTAATTTCTTGGGCAAACTAATATTTCAGCCCATGGACAGTATTCATTTTTATATTAATTCTAGAAGTAGTTATGATAATAAGCTGTTGTCTGGATTGAAAAGTATGTTTACAGGAGTAAATTATTTACAAGCTGTAAATTCTACTTTTTATGATTTAAAAAAGTCTAGTTCATTTTTTAATCCAAGTGATTTAAGCACTCAAATTGAAAAAGCTGTATTTGTTGGTAATGATTTTCCAAACTTTTTATGGAGCTTAGTTAGAGATCAGTTTGTAACAGAAAAAGAAGGTACGCATGTTTTTGCAGGTTTAGTAGAAAAAGCTACTTTAAATTATTCTGGAGGATTTTATAATGTAAGCGTATCTGGTCAGAATAATTATAAATATCTTACATTAGGTCATGTTAATTTTAAACCTGCTAATGATGTCTGGAATGGTTCATTTTATGATCCATTAACCCCATTTGAAACAAAATTTGGAATAGTTTCTACTAATTACCGAGATCAGTCGCCTTTACCTTTGGCAGAAAACAGAATTTTGCTAGGCAATAAAGAAGATCCATTTTTATTAAAAGCTAAAAATGGACCTAATGCTGGCAGACCTATTAACATGGAAAATTATATACAAGATCGCTCAGTAGATCCTGTTACTAAAAGATTTACTAAAACTTTTTATGCGCCAGATGGTTTGGTGTATAAGTGGAGAGAAGGTATTGGGGCATTTGTTCAATTTGGCAGTTCTTTAAATTTTGACGGAGCTTCTGCGGCAGGTAGTCCAAATTTAGCTCAAGAGCCATTTGCCGGACAAGATATAATGAATTGTATTTCATTATTAATTAGCGGTGTTCCTTATAATTTTATTACTTATTGGAATGGTGTTAGAAGATTAAATGGATATGACACAGATCCTCAATCTCAACAAAGTCCTGCGCATACCTTTTTAGGATCATTACAAAATGATTTGAAAAAAAGAAATACTTTGTGGGGCAACTTTATTCCATTTAAAAATCTAAATATAGATGAGGCATCATATCAGCAAAGCCTATATACTTTAGACCAAATTACTAAGACTAACGATTTATTAGAAGAAAAATTATTAAAATATCAAGAATTAAATAATAAAGCTAATATTTTATCTACCATAGCTACTAATCCAGCGGCTAGCACTTACTTAGATCAAGCTAAACTAACAGAAATTTCTGGAGCAGCCGCAGCGTTATCTGCAGAAATTAATGACTTATTAGCCGCTAACAGCATTAACTTAACTAGCAAAAAAACTTTATTTAGTCAAATAGGAAATGATGTATCTTTTGACCCTGATGATTTTTTAATTAATTCAGACCAAAAAGATGTATTGCCTAACACTAGAGGATTCTTGCGTCGTCAAGTTAATTTTTTAACACGCAGAATGTCTTATAATGTTAGGTCTAATGAAGATAAAAATTTCTTTATTGTAGATGATTATTATGATAAAGATTATGATATTGCTGCTTTCAATTCAGATCTTGATAATCAAGGTGCTTCTTTATTTAGAAGTGAATTTAACACAGTAGATCAAAAAGTTGCTTCTGTGGCTGAATTACTTAATTTAGAAGTATTTTGTGATACCCAAGGTCATATTCGTGCCAGACCTCCTCTTTATAATAGAATGCCTAGTTCTGTTTTTCAGAAGATGATGTATCAAAAAACAACTTTTGGTATTCAAGTATTTCCTCAATTTATGGATGATTTGTTTAATCAACAATTATCTACTTTAGCTAAAAGAATAGAAATAGTGGAAGATGAAATTCGTCTAGATTGTGCTATTTTAAATCAACTTACAGATTTATCAGCACAAGCATTTATTAATACTAGTGGAGGTACTACTACTCAATATCCTCCTCAAGGTCAAGCTTTTGCTTTCGTTACAGATGGATATGGTAATCTTTCTGATATTACAGAAGCGTTATTACAGGCAAATCCTGACGCTTTAAATCAAATTACTACTTTTGCTGAAAGCCAAAAACGAATTGATCAAGTAGATAAATTATTGGGTAACACTGAAAAAATAATACAAAATCAAACTCAAAATATTAAAAATATTTTTACAAATCAGCAGAGGATTGCTTTAATTAAAAAAGTTTTAGATGAACAGAATACCAACCCTACTTTAGCAAATAGTAGGTTCGCTATTTATAATGAAAAAGATTTTGAAGAAAATGAAAAAATAAATACATTAAGACAAAGAATTGAGCAAAAATCTGCTCAAAAAATAAATTTTAGCTCTTTTGCTTATGAAAACTCTGATAATACCATTAAACTTATTGCGGTTTCTAAATATAAAGTAGATATTTTTAAAGTAACACAAAATTTATCTTCTAAATTATCTGAAAGACAAAAAGTATTAAAGCTTCTTTATGGAGCTATTAAAAATGCAAAAGAATTTATTTCATTAGATGTAACAGGCAGTGATACTTCTAATAAATTATTGGTTCCAGGAACATATGGAAATAAAAATATACCAGAAGTATTTGAGCATATGATTGAAGACGAGAGCTTTGATGATTATGGTCCTAATTCTGGTCAAAGATATGTAATTAAAAATGCACAGATTAGATCTTTTACTTTTGCAGAATCGACTCCACAATATACTAGTGTTCAAGTAAGCGGAGTATTAAATAATTATGCTTCTACTGAACTACCTAGAGGATTAGATTCTTTTCCAGATAGTGGAAATGGAATGGTAACTGCTAGGGCTATTGATTATGATTTATGGAGAAATTATGGCTTATTGAGCGTTAGACCTATCAATGTTCCATTTTTAAGAAATCCTGATACTCAATGTGCTCCTTATGCAGTAAGTTTATTAGGCAGGGCTAGAAATAATATTTTGCAAGGAACTATTACTTTGTCTGGTAACGAGTATTACCAACCAGGAGATGTTGTCTTTATAGAAGATAGAGGTTTGTTGTTTTATGTAGAAACAGTAACGCATGATTTTAGAAATGGAGATGATTTTACTACTAGATTAGAGTTAACATATGGACATACTCCTGGTCAATATATTCCTAACCCATTAGATATTATTGGTAAGTTACTTTATAAAAATGCAGAAATTGGTTCATATCAAGTATTTCGTCAAGGCAGCTCTTATAATGAATCAAATTACGGATCTCTTATTTATGATAGAAAACAAGAATATTCTGCTTCGTTATCTCAGCCACAAAATGGTAAACCTGGCGGTTCTTTGTATGCTCCTACTAACATGGCAGTATTAAATAATTTAATATTTAATGCTACTTATAAAGTGTTTAAAGAAAATTTAAATAATAAAAATGTTATTCCAGTAGTGGAACTTCGTGTATATTATGATAGCAAATCTGCTCCAGGTAAAGTAGATTTGCCTTTGACCGGATTCTGTAATTATATTAAAGATATTTTAACAGGTAAAAGTGTTCCAGTAGAGCCAAATAAACCTAATAACGCATTAAAAAATACAGCAGTTACTTTTCCTAAAGACAGTGTAAAAATAGTAGAGGTAGATGTATCGGGACCAACTGATTATCGCTCTCCTTCTGATAAAGCTATTAGCTCTGCGCGCAGTTTAACTAAAGAGTCAAACAATTTTATTGAAGGCAATGAAAGAAATTATGCTAATCAATTAGCAAGAGAGAATGAAAAAAATAAAACTCCTACTAATCTTACAGCAGGAGAAAAAGAACTTACTAAAAAAGAAAATATTAAGAAAAATTTTGAAAGAGAAGCATTGCGCAATGCGCTGTTTAATTATGTAGTAGATTTATGGGTTAAACTTGAACCAGTGCCACCTCAACCTAATGAAACTCCTGCTGCACCTACTACTTCATCTCAGCCTACAGCACCTAGCGCTCCTACTGTACCTGAACCGACTCCAACTGTAAGTGCTAACCCTAGTCCATCAGCGCCTTTCACATCTGAATTATAAACATTTAATTGAGACTTAATTATGCCAAGCGATCCACATTTATATGACGAGCCAGTTGGCTTATTAAAAATAGGCACTATTACTAGCTTTAATTCTAGCACTGGATTAATGGAAGTGAAGCTAGTTAATAGCACTATATTAGGACCTAATACTCCTCCTATTATTGTACCTATAACTTATCCTTTTACTTCTAGAGGGGGTCTATTTATTGGGGCTAAGCCAGTTCCTGGAACTCCAGTAATTGTAGGACAAAGTTCTGGTAATCGTCATTTTTTTGTTTCTTTCTTGCCAGAAAATTTGGCTCAAGTACCTAAATTAAACGATCATGAATTATTACTTTATGCTAATTATCAAACTAGATTATCTCTTAATAAGCAAAATAACGATATTTCAATAGGCTCTGTAAATAATAAAATTTATATTAATACAGAAGCCAATTTATATACTACTCATTTCAGTAATGAACATCATTTCACAGAATCTGGTAGAGAAATAAATGGTCTTATAAAAAGAGATAGAAAAATTTATAAAAAGTTTGATTTAGATAATAGAATTTATAATGATGAATATGATTTAAAGCCTACGTCGTATACAGTTATTTCTCTAGATCCTACATTATCTCCTAATAGTTTAGTTTCTGGTATAGAAAAAAATCCACCATTTGTAGAAAACAGAGAATTAGTATATGAATTTCAAGATTCTTCAGATGTAAAAGATGATGTTACCGAATCATTAGGATATAAAACTTCTGGCATTGAAAATACAGTTTACTTACAAGCTAATAGAAGAAAAAGCAAAGCC